CGTGAGCGTGCCGGTGGATCTTGCCGATAATCATCGAGCCTGCCGGTATCAGCATCTCTCGCGCATAAGAGCCAGCTGCAAAGTGGTGCTTCAACGGCGGATCAATCTGCGGGTACTTCGCTAACTCATCCTGTACGGCCAACACGCCAGTCCTGAAAGCGTTCGGATCGACAGGCTGCGTGCTGATGTTGGCGTTAAAACTCGTGATTTCGTAGATCATGTCGCGATCAATCCGAACGCTCTTAGCACGGCTTTCAACTCGTTCACCTCGGTCTCCAGCTGCACCAGGGTTGCGCCGGAGGTGTCCGCATTCGCAGCTTGCTGTGTCGCTGTGGTTCCGACGCCAAAGGCCGTGAACTGACCGGATGCATGGATATTCGCGCCATCCAACAACGGAACCACTGCGCCAGTCGTACCCGTGTTTTGCGTGGCGACCGTGCCCAGGCCGAGTGTCGTGCGCTGCGCGGCAGCAGTCGCATCATCCAGTAGCGCTCTACCCGCGGCGGTACATGTGATCTCCTCGATATCGCCGGCGGCGGCCGTCGAGCGGCCCAGCAACCTATCGGTTGCTGACACGTTCTGGATCTTGGCGTAGGTAACGGTATTGTCAGGAATCAATGTTGTATCTGACCCGGCCGCCGCAGTGACATCGCCGGCCAGTGCTGAGCGCTGGATACCTGATCCAGTGAATTCCAAGCCACCACCGACTAGAAGCTCCTGCACCGTGCCAGCCGGTGATGTATCACGACCCAAAAGCCTGTCTGGTGTGACGTGTTGAATCTTTCCGAACGTTACCGAACTATCTTGTAGTTGTGGCGACCCAACAGAGTCCGGATCGGGTGTAACGACGAGCGATTGAAAATAGCGTCCCCACTCCACCACGTTCTTGGGGATTTCCTTGAACGATTTGAACGGCATCAGCGTACGTCGAGTCTGGAGCCAGTCACTACGAACGGAACTGGGTCGCTGACCCTGAACCGATAAACACGCTCACGAGAACGCCCACCACGATCCCAATGCACCCGCGTCCGATACTTTCCCGTGGCGCCCAGTGAGCGATTCGATTTCGCTCTGAACGTGACGCCGCCATCGTTTGATACATCGAGCATGATTTCAGGGGCCGAGCCCTGGCCTGACAGCGGCACGTTGCCAACATCCAAATCGATCTCTAGCCTGTCGTGATACATCCAGCGGCCATTATCAGTAATGGCGCCTGATGTAGCCTCCCTCAACAGAGGCTGACCCCACTCGGTATATGCAGTTGCCGACATCTCGGCGATATTTCCGCTCTGAGTATCACCCACGAACGTCCGGTCGTAGCATTTCACGACCCATTGTGCACGCCAGTGGTCGTATCCATAACTCTGGAGCTCATGCCATTCCTGGGTATTGATGTCATACGCCCAAGTCGCTCCGGCCGTGGGAAACGTGAATACGACGAAGGTGTGGCCGTCGAACACGTATGGAAAGCCAAACGCATCGGAAATGGTCTCGTAATCCTGCCATTTCTGTTCGACGCCCTCATGTGTGAAGCGCTTCGCGATGTTCCCTTCCAGTCGACGTCCCAGCCGGTCCTGATCAATCCAATAAACCGTATGATCGACGGAGCACGTCGAATCCGCCGCACCACAGCCGTTCTCAACATAGCCGTTCGGGTTACGCTCGAACGGAAAGCCGGCCGCGCCCGTATTGTCCCAGAGCTCAATCGATTCCTCGCCAAACAGGATGAACTGGCGATTGTTCGATTCAATGCTAAGCAGGTTGTCCGGGTTGCCTTCGGCCGTGGCGAAATCCAAGGACGAGTAGACCGTGAAATCGGCCAAGTCGCAGATAAACCATCGGCCCGAACGGGGCTCGACAAATGCGCCGTAGTTGTCCATAACCGCCATGCGCTTCGCGCCACGTGCGGTAAAGTCCGTGTCCGTGACCTGTACCAACGTTGACCCGTCATAGACCCATAGATCCGGCTCAAGGAGAATCGCAATTTGGCTTGGGATTTTTCCGATATCGACTCTCCCCGTCGCCGGCACCGAGCCTATCGTCGTCACGACGCCATTCGTTGCAACCCGCACAAACGAGCTACCGCTAACCGAGTACAGTTCATCGTTGAACTTGATGGCGGCGCGCTGTGGGGATGCGCTGATCGTTGCAAAGGCCGTATTCCCCGCAATCCCATTGATCATGAGCGGACTTCTACCCTCGGGCGGCGCTTGCTGCGCGTAACAGTTGAGCAGCCGCGTCTGGGCCGCCTTCTTTGAGCGCAGCCTGTAGGAATGGAAAGGGAGTTCGTCCATCAGTCGTCAGTCAGAATGCTGCTGCGATAGCCGTTGCCCTCGCCGCGAGGGATGTTGCTCATGTCGGCTTCTTCCATGCTTGCCAGCACGGCATCGCGCGTCAGACGCCTCTCATTGCGCTCAGCAAGCAGCGGTAACATCGGTGGCGGCTGCCGGCTCGGGTAGTGGATCATCAAGCGCATGGCGAAAATCGGCTTGATCGCCGCCGCCTCAGAATCGCCCAGCGGGAAGTCGTCGGAGACGTCGTCCTGCGGTGGATAGCCCAGGTCGACACCTTCGGACGCGAGGTCCAGCATCGTGTCATTAAGCGTTTGGAGCGCGAGCGACGAATCTTCATAGGACGCGCTCTCGTCAGCATCCAGCACGTCCAGCATGCGTAACGCCGCGGTGATCAGCTCCCGATTGGTCATGGCGTGACCGTGTTGATCGGACGATAAAACACGGTGATGTTCCCGGTCCCGGCGTCATTGGGGTCGACCACGATTCCAGTAGCACACCTTACTCCATGCAGAAAGATATGCGATGTCCCGACCGCGGCAGAGGCAGCGAAGGAATCGATGGTGTTTGCACCGTCCAAGATAGGCAGCGCGTGTGCACTCAGCACCGTCGTAACACACGCCCCGAAGTACAGGCAGGGCCCGGTATAGATGGTCGTTGAATTGTCCGCCACGTCGACTGTGAGGTAATCGCATTCAGACGTGACTAGCGTTGCATCTCGAACCGTCATTTCGCGAACTCCTGATTCGGGCAGTCAGACTTGCTGCCGCCCGGCGCGCGCAGCAAATACTGGTGAAAGTTTCCTTTGAACACCTGCTTGATGGACGAGTCCTTTTTGTCCACGAGGTGATGATCGATATTGAGATTCGGGACGATCCAGATATCGCCACACTTTTTCTTGTAGCGATGAGCAAAGGCATAGTCCTCGCCCCACCAGATCCCGTCGATCGCACCGTGGTTAAAGATGTCAACGTACGAGTTGTACTTCGGCCCGTACATCAACTCGGGATATGCCGACATGAATTTGTCCACGCCTGCTGGCGTGATCTTCATGAACCCCGCCGGGATCTCATTAGCCTTGATGCAGCCGTCCGCCCTCACCCAAGGCGTTCCATTGGGCTTGCTAAAGATGCTGCACATGTAGTGCTCTGGCGTTTCCTCCTTGTAACGGTACACGCCACACACCACATCGCCTTCCGTGTCGATCAGCGTGCGCAGGTCTGGCGGGTCCCACGATAGGTCATAGTCTAGAAAGACGATGGCATCCGCCTTGCTATCCAGCGCCTTCCTGAGCATGGTTGCCCGGGCGCCTGAGATATAAGGATTGCCGACTTCCTCGACATAACCCTCAGTCCAGACCCCTCCGTCAGTCACTGAAGGAATTGATGCCTCCAATGAACTGACGAACGGGGCGGTCGGTCCCGCTAAGCTAGGACAGCAGAACACGACCTTTTTGGGCATTAAGCAGCGCCCTTCCACAAACCCAGAGCGGTCAGCGTTGCCGTGACTTCCACGGCCCACGCTGCCTGGGTAGCACCGTAGGACGCAGATGCCGCAGAGACGCCTGAGCCACTTTGCAAAGCGGCCGCACGCTGGACGACGGGCGTGGACCCGTAGAAAGCGATCTTCTCCGTCGCACCGGACCCCATCTGTGCGCCATCAGGCGAGTTGTACGTCACCTGCTCGTATGAAGTTGCAATCGTCATGTGATTTCCTCAGTTCGAGATCCGGCACGCCCACTCGGGACGAAGTGCCTTCCAGCCATACAGAATGTCGAGACGCAACAGCAGTTCGTCGTTGCGAATGTCCGATCCCTGCCACACGCGAATCGACAACCCGTCCTGATTACGACGCACGCACTTCAGCGCATCGTCCATCAACGGAAGATCCGCCGTGACGAAGGTGAACGCGTCTTCGTGATACATCAGGTTCTGCCGCAGGATCGCCGAGGCAGCGCCGTGGAATGTCAGCGTCTTGGCATCGAAATCCGTCGTCGCCAAGGTTCCACCGGTCGAGGACACAGCGTTCTTTTTCGCGCCAGTCAGGTACGTGGCCGGCGAAATGACCGATGCACCGCTGTTGTTCGCCGTGATGATGGTGAACTGCTTCAGATGGCTGTACGCCTGCTTGGTCTCAGGGTGACAGTCATAGACGCCCGCGATGGTGAAGACCTGACCGGCGACCTGCTGAGCACCCAGCGTGTGAAAGTCCAGGGCCGTGCCGCCATCGGTCACAAGCGCCGCCGCATCCGTGTCTGCGGTCACGTCCGAGCCGTTGGTCATCGACCACGTCTTTTCGTTCTCGTACCAGTCAGCCATGGCATTGCGCGAATAGAACCCTTCGCGGAATGCCTCCTTGACCTGACCACCATCGTGAAACAGCGCTTTAGCGCCATTCACGATACTGCCCATGGTCACTGAGTCGAACTGAATCGCACGAGCGCTTTTTGGAGCCAACTGCTGATTCAGCTTGGCCCTGGCATTGGTGATTGCCGCGATGTCACCCGAGGCACCCACAACCGTGCCAGCTGTGCCGGTCAGATTGGAGACCTTCTTGGTCACATCGGTCAGCACGTCGCCTTCGATGCCGGCGACGAGTACTTTCACCGCGGGTTCGATGTAGCGCTTCGACAGCTCATCGATCGACAACGCAAGCTCTGCGCTATTGAACCGCATGTCCACGCCGTCTTGGGTGGATGCCGTCAGGGTCTGCGTCGTTTCTGCCTGTTCTTGCACGTTCATCACGCGCGAGCCCTGGCGACGAACATACTGGTTGGGGTTGCGAATGCGCAAACTGTCACCGATCTTTGCACCGGTCTTGGCGAAAGAGTCGTCGTAGTTGCGGTTGATGGTGCCAAGGAACGTGAGATTCTCGTGCGCAACGCGCAGAGATTCCCGTGCCACCATATCGATGACACTTAAAGTGTTACTCATGTCGGAAAATCCTCAGGTCAGCGCCTCTGCGCTATCTGTCGTTTCCGCCACTTCGCAAACTCCGCATCGCTCATCTGGCTCGGGTCTTTATCAACCGCGGGCTCAGTTGCATCGATCTTCGGAGGCGGTGGCGGGGCTTTGCTGACAGGCTTGGCTTTGGCTTGCTCACGCTCGAACGCAAGCCGGGCGTCGATACGCCCTAGTTCTACAGCGGCGAGGTTGTCGGGCAGAGAGTTGAGACGGGACGCTACATCTGGGTTCTTGCCCAAGTAGTAAGCGACTCGCGGACCTTCATCCATGGCCATCACCAAATTCGCTACGTGGTCGTCTATGCGCGCGTAGTGCGCTACATCCTCGTAGTCATCGATCTCAGTCTTAAACTTCGATTCGAGTTCTTTGAACTTGGCAATTTGATCCTTTCGGGTTCTCTCTGACTCCTTCGTGGTACGTGATTCCTCGAGCTTCCGCGCAGCTCGATCAGCTGCCACTTCCGCTACGTACTCAGCGTACCGTTCCTCGTCGTACTCAAAATCAGCGAGCTTTTTGAGCGATTGCTTTGTTTCAGCGGGCTTTGGCTGGGCTTCAGGTTTCTGAAGTGATGTCAGCCTCAACTCGCGTTCGTAGTCCCGCTCTCGCTCGGCTTGCCGTAATCGCCCTGTCAGTTTGTCGATTCGCTCCTGCACCGCATCTCTGCGGACAGGCTTTTCGCTGGTATCGACAGCGCCGGGTGATGGGTCCGGGGTCGTGACCTGTTCGGGCACGTTTGCATCGGGCGCAGGCGTCTCTACGACGGCCTGTTGAGTCGTATCAGTCATGGGTGATCTCGAAAAAGCACCGGCAACCGGCCGGAGTCGGAATCAAGCCGCTGGCATGTGTTGCCAAGGGCGGGTAATCTTTAAGAGGGCGCTAGAGCTTCATCGGGCCCATGCTCATGGCATGGAATAACCCGAACGCCCAGCCTTTAGTCGGACCGCTCGGCATCTCTAGAAGCGCGAGCGGACGCTACTTCTTCCCGGTTCGAATCCGGGTCGTGTGTTAGCCGAGCACGTGAATCCCTGGTAGGGGATCGCCACTTGATCAACGGCATCGGCGTTACTTCTTAGGCTTCCGCTTCCCAAGAGGGCATTCAATGGAATTCAGCGATCTGGAAAACGCCTGTCCATATCAACTCAGGCCGATAACTGCAGAATGCATTCACCCAGAGGCGTTCGAACTCTTCCCCATGGACGATTGGCCGCTAGGGCGAAACGACTCTGTACGGCTCGCCGCCTACTTCAGTGGCGGTGAATTGGTCTACGTTCCTATTTCTTAGGCTTTGGCTTGTTCGCCTTCGCCTGACTCATCTGCTGCTTGTGCTGTGCTTGCATGTTCTGCACAGACATCTGCGTAGCCTGTTTCTCCAGCTGATGTGAACCGTCTTTGACGGTGTCCTGCACATCGCGCTGCTGGTTCTCAAGCTGGTGAGCGCCATCCTTCACGGCGTCCTGAACGTTGCGCTCAGTGTCTTCGTGGTGATGGATGCTCTCAGTCACGGCGTGTTCGGCCTGTGCCTTCGCCAGCTGAATCTTGAGCAGCGCATTCTCGACGTGCTTGTCGAATAGCGCCTTCTCGTTCGTCAGCTTGTCCTCGGCCGCCTGGAGCTCGCTAAAGCGGCTCTCCAGCTGGATCTCAGCGCCCTTGAGATTGGCTTGGGCGAGCTTCGCCGAGGCCGCATCCCCATTAGCCTGCGCCTGCAGCTCTTTCAGCTCCTGCTCGGCCGCGGTGACGAGCTTGCCTTTCTCATCGACCATCTGCGATGCCTGCTGGATCTGCGCCATGGCAGCCGTGACTTCCGGCGGCAGGTCCTTGCCCTTCTGAAGCATCTGCTGAATCGGTGGCGGTAAGAGCGCCTGCCTGCGCTCGGCAATCTCCTGCGCGTAAGGCAAGTCCATCGCCTTGTAGACGAGATCGCCCGACGACATCATCAGCCCCTCATCCATGCCAGCCATCTTCGTATAGGCTTCTGCAGCCTCCATGCGGCGCGTGGCGTAGGACGGGCCGACGGTGATCGTGGTATCGAACCGACCCCTGCTCAGGTCATTGATGACCTTGTCCGTCATCGGATCTTTCTTGTTGACGGTCTCGTAGCTCACCTTGCCATCTGCACCGAGAATGCGAATGGTCGTTTCGGTGTCGAAGACTTTGGGCACGAGATCCACCAAGATCTCCCAGGTGCGCTTCACGCCCTTGCCCATGTTGTCCATGTAGTTGAAGTTTGCAATCTCGCCCTGTGCTTTGCGGGCGTTGATCGCCTTGCCAGACGTCTCATTGCCTTGAGCACCCAACGATGCGTCATAGATGCCCGTGACCGCCTTGATGTCGTCGCTGTCGATCTGCGTCTGTTGCACTAGCGCCGCAGGGATGTTCGGGCCACCCTGCCGTATCGGGGGGCCAGGCGCTTTGGGGTCTGGGTTGTACAAGTTGAACGGATAGTTCTTCTTGTGCGACTCGGCCAGTAAGCCTTCAAGGCCCTTCACCTGCTCAGGTGTCATCCACGGCTTATCTTGCGGAGCAAGCGCAACCGTCTGAATCGCACAGGTGCGCGAGTAGTTGTAAGCCCGCTGTGCGTCCTTGCCGGCGCGAGTGATGCCGTTCCAGTACGACTTTCCTTTAATGATGATGTATTCGCCATAGACCATCACCCAAGGATGCTGGCTACCAGCCCACTCGACAGGCCCATCGAGAATCGCCTTGCCAGACACGATGCACATCATGATCTTGTGACATCGCTGCATCCGCTCTTTTTTGACCGTCACCCCCTCGGGAGGAGTGATTGGATTGCCATCTTTGTCGAACTCGTCGATGACTGATCCGTCCGACAACAATCGAAGCTTTTTGTCATACGGCTCCTTGTACCAATACTCGCCAATGCGAACCGTCTCCTCGCTTTCCCAGTCATCGTCGTCATCGAACTCAGTGTCATCCAAGTTGACGGGCTCGGCCTTGGGCCAGCGCGTATCAAACGAGGTTTTGCTTATCTTATCGGTATACCACCAATCTTCCGCATCGCGCTTAAGCAGGTCCTTCGCGGAAGGATCGCAGTACAGACAGAACGGATTGAGCAGCGGGTCGATGTCGATGACCTGACCAAACGAATCCTCAGCCCATTCGAGCGTCACACGCCAAGCACCCATACCACCACCGACTTGGTACTCGGCGGTGTAGTCGGTGACCGTGTCGAAGTCTGCATTGGCGACGATGTTACGGATCGCGCCCTCCAAGATATCCGCCGTCTTGACGTCACCGTCCTCAGCCGCGCGCACCTTGCCCATGGGGCGGTTCTCGCGCATCTGGTTGATGACGCTCTTGGCCGAGATGTTGAGCTTGTTGAACTCATACATCGGGCGGTCCTTGCCGCGCTCTTTCTTGGTGATTTCGTCCCACTGCTCACCTGGAACGCGCAGGAACTTCATGTCCTGAATAGCCAGCTGACGATTCTCCTTGTCAGCCTCCATCATGACCCTGGCGCGCTTGCGGACCTTGATCAGCAGATCCTTGTCTGCCTTCTTCTCCGCTCGTGTCTTTGCCATTAACCGCGCCTGAATGCCTTGTAGGGGTCAACCACTGCGTGTGAGTCGTTGCTAAGCTGGTCGGCAACTATCGCGAGATAGCGCGTGCCGTCAGAGCCGTTCGAACTGTCATCATGGAGCGGCGTCGATGCCTGCCCTTCAGTGTTCACACGCCTGCGATAGCGACCGAGACGATTGACCAACTCGTATGCGTGCGTCTTGTCGATGTAGAAGCGAGGGAACACCTCGCGCGTCTTACGAATGCCTTGCTCCAGGCCAATGTCCTCAACGATCTCGACATTCCAGCCCAGCGCACTGAACTGTTCATCAGCGCTTGCCCCGGTGACATGTCGCGCCTTGCCATCGTGAGGCAGATACAACTTGCCCCAGTTGAGCTTCAGATCAATCAGCTCCTGGTGATAGCTCGGGATGAAGCGCATGCGGTCCTCGATGTACCGGATAATGCGAATCTCCGAGCCCAAGCGCTGCACCAGCAAGAGCGCCATGAAGTCGTTGAAGCCCAGGTCCGTAATGACGTGGACCTTGAGCATGGGGTCGTAAGGAACATTGCCGAGACGGCCGCTGCTCTTGAGCTTTGATACTTCGTGGTAATAAATAGCGCCTTCAACAGCCGGCCTGCACTGGCCCTCATAGATATGGGCATAGTCATCAGGCGCATCGCGCTTCATCTTCTCGCGTGCAGCATCCAACACCGTCGATCGCCACGGGTTGTCCTGCCAGTTCATCATCGTGATGATGGAATCTGGCTGCTGCGTCAGAACGAAGCGCTTGTACGTCTCGTCCGTGTCCATGTCCGGGTTGAAGCTCACCCAGATCTCTGAGCCTGGCGAGCGTATCGTCGGCTCAAGCAAATCCCAGCTGCGCTTACTGATCGTCTGGGCTTCCTCCACCCAGCAGATCGTTGTGCCTTCAAAGCTCTTGATGCTGGTCGCAGTCTGGCCACTCAGCCCGTGAAAACTGATCTGCGTGCCGTTGGCGCCCTTGATGTAGTTCTGCTGGACCTCGTAGAAGTCCTCCAAGCCCAGCACACTCACCAAGTCCTTGAGCAGCTGGTGAACGGACTCCGTGATCGACTTCTGGATCTCACGAGTGCAGAGAATTCGCTCAGGCCTTGCTCGACCACGAGCCAAGATCATGCGCGCGATCGAATGAGACTTCGCGCTGTCTCGGCCGCCGTAAAGAACCTTGAATCGAGCCGGTGGGACTAAGGTCTCTGTCGCTTTGCGCGGCAGGTCAACTATTAGTTGCATCCACGGCTCGGATTACGATCTCGCGAATGCTGATTGGATTGTCATCGTCATCACCGCCAACTACAGGCTGAGGTGCCTTGCCATCAACCCGATCGATCAGCTCTTTGACGGCCCACGCTTCGCCCTGCTCGGCCAACGAAATGAGCTTTTCGACAACAGAGTTCACGCGATTAGGATCCTGAGTCAGGGCACGCTTAAGCGCCGCATTAAACAGTCGCTTGGACTTCGCGGCGTTCTGATTGCCTTCGGGTGCGCCAGCCATTGAATTCAATTCCAACCGTATGTTTTTTCTAAACGATCAGTCGTTGACAATGCCAGCGAGGTTGCGCACCCAATACTCGAACTCGTCCGTGAACTGAGTGAGCTCATCGGCATTGGCCTGCACGGTCAGCACTCGCTTTTCGAAGCGCCGTTGCTTAGGCGTGTTGTCATAGAGATCGTTGTCCGAGGCAGCGATCTGGATGTCGATTGAACTGGCCGGCACCAAGCTCGTCCAGTCTCGAACGATCCGGTCATTACTGACATCGCGAATGAGATAGCGCGCGGTGTTCGGGGCGGACGGATCGTTCGACTGATCGTAGAAGCGAGTCTGCACGGTGAGCGTGCTGGACTCGTTTACGTAGACGGGCATTTAGGCGGCTGCCAAGGTCTTTGTCGCTGTCAACTGCCAGCTTTGAGCACTCGTCTTGGTGCCCAAAGACTCAACTTTACGACTCACCATGGTGCCCCCGGTAGAAG